TCAGCCACGGCAGCCGTAGCGCAGGTCCTAAGTGTTCCGCAGACAATTGCTCGAGACGGGTTGCCATCGTTCATGAAAGCTGTCAAGCAGATGATCCACTCTGGCTTTGACGAAGCAAGCGACCCGCTGAATAAATCTTCATTCATGAAAGCCCGCTATACCGACGCCTCATCGCAGCGGCGCGGCATCATCCGAAAGTACACTGATACTGCCTCCATTCCGATGGAAGCTATTGAGAAGTTTACTGGAGAGCTGAGCTGGCGCAGCGCATACAACGAGGCACTCAGCAAAGGACTGACTGGAGACGCAGCTATTAGGCAGGCTGACCTAGCTGCCAAGGCGACTCTAGCTGGGCGCGGCATTGGCGACCGACCATTGGTCATGAACTCGAAAGTACTCGGTGTGTTCACACAGTTTGGGTTAGAAGTAAACAACATGAGACTACAGTTCTTTAAGGACTTTACACCCGCCCAGAAAGCCAAATTCATCATCGCAGCAGCAGCTGCTAACTATGGGCTGAAGATGGTAACCGGACAAGAACAACTGCCAGACTTCCTGAAGGCGACAATAGACACTTATAACGACTTTGCCAGTAACGAGGACGATGCTAACGACAACCTTCTAAATAATACCGCGCAAGCAGGTCAGCGTTTTCTAGGCGAAGCCTCCAAGTTTGTTCCGGGTGGTCCCGCACTTGTTGGAGCATTTATAGACGACAAAACTAAGAAAACCATTTTTGGCGAAGATTCAGACATTTCCCGTTACGGCACGCCCGCTGTATCAAAGTTGATTAAGGCTGGACTTGCCGCTGGCGAGGGTTTATCGAGCGGTGATGCCGGTAAGATTGGCACCGCAATGCTTGATATAGTCCCAACCGGTGCGCAGATGAAGCGCACAATTCAAGGGGCTACTGCCCTAAAAGATGGCTATACACAGGATAGCAAAGGCAACATTCAGACACCTGTTGACCGCTCGCCAACAAATATCGTTAAAGGAATGCTCTTCGGCAAGAATGCCCTTGATGAGCAGAAGCAGTTCTATGACACCAAGCAGCATGCGCTCAGTGATAAAGACAGTGCTGCGTTTAGAGAGATGCTATCCAACAATCCTGAAGAGGCTAAGCGGTATTATAGCCTCGTTCAGGATTCAAGGAAGATGGATATTCTGGAGAAGCGTGCTAAAAATGGCGACACCGCAGCAATGGATAAACTCAGCAAAATGTCTCAGGCGACTGGCTCAGACGGACTGCCCGTGGTGCTAAAAGCCAAGATTGCTCGCGGCGACTACACACAAGACGGTGATGGGACGATCAGAACAAAAGGCGGCGAAGTTGCTCGAGAAGTTCATAAGAGACTTGCTAAAGATTCAAAAGATGAATCAGACGCCACCTACCGCAACTACGTACTAGGCTACGGATTAAAGCAGAGAGGTTCGAGTGAAACAAGCAGCAATACCGGAAACGATATTACCGATAAACTATCTGCCCTCGCCGCTCAATCAAACGATAAAGCAATAGTCCATCAAGCTATCGACCTGAACAAGAACAAGAAGTACGCCGATATGCCGGCCTGGGTTAAAGAACGCTACGCTGCAGAAAATGGCATTGACAAGGAACAGCTAACCTATGCAACGCAGGCAAGCTATAAAGCAGATGTTAAACTGCAATACCTCAAAGAGGCAACCAAGGACATGTCGAATGAGCAGCTGGTTAACACTCTATACGCTGGACGCAGGAAGTCGATCGCCGACAAGTGTTTTGTAGAAGATTCTATGCTGAAGAATTTCTACAACGACGGACGTATCTCCAAAGATCAGTACCAAGCCCTGCGGTCCTTAATCATGGACGAAAACGGTAATGTTACTTCGCAATCCAGAAATGGTGGCGGAGGTGCTAGACGCGGCTCAAGCGGTAGCGGTGGACGACGAGACGGTACTGTCAGTGGGATTTCAGTACCAGACTACAACGTCAAGATGATGAAGCTTTCTAGCCCGTACGGCTTTGCAAAAGATCCAAACGTAAGCCTTGGCAACGTCGGCTCAAACAAGAGCATCGTTACCGGCATCAAAGCCCCGTCACAGTTCAAAATTAGTAAGTCGGCGCTACCAACGCCGCGCGTAAGATAAGGAGTTCAGAATGAAAGTCAACGAGATATTAAAGAGCGTCCACGTAGCATACGAACAAGCAGCAGATGCGCCTGCACTCAATGATGAGGACGGACAAATACGACTAAACCTGCTACAGAAGGCTGTGCGCCGCTGGTCAACAGATAACGTTACTAAATGGAATGAGCTGTTTAGCGTAGGTGATATCGGTCCTATTCAACCTGGGCAGCGCGAGTATGACCTGCCGGAAGGATATTCGCTATCTAGCGGATTCTACCTACAGGGCAGCTCAGAACCGCTGCATGTAAACTCCCCTAGCCAGCTAACTGGCGAAGATGGCAAGTTTGTTACTATCCTGGGAAATCCACAAATCGGACACAAACTTCGGCTAGGTTGGATACCAAAATCTAGCGATCAGGAAATTGACAAAACTATCGTCGTTAAATACTACCGCGAACCATTTATTCCAACAAAACTAGACGATGTGCTAGAAATGAGCGACCCAAACTTCGCCATAGCCTACGTAATAGCAGAGCTGTTCGTAAATGACGATGCCAACCTATACACGAAATATAACAGTGACGCCATGATACTTCTAGCAAATATGCGACAGCGCAATGAGCTAGCTCCTGACGGGCAGTTTAGCGGACTTGAGGGCGACATTGGGATGGGAGGAGATTGGTAATGGCAGTACAAACTCCCCCACGTATGACAGGCGGCAGCGCTAAAACACAGAACATTATCATCCCGAATTTTAGCGGTGGTGTTAACAGCTATCTAGACGAGGCACGCCTACCGAATAACACACTCCGTTCTGCCGTAAATTACATGCTAAGGCAGGATGGTGTGCTGTATCCGCGTTGGGGTACAAAAACGTTTTTCCCTGTTCTAGACAAAATGCCCGACGGCTTTGACAAGTTCACCGTAAAAATGCTAGCAACAGCCAGCGGGCTAGAAGAATGGGCTATCATCGTGGAAGACGGCGTTGTCAAGCGATCAAACGGCGGAGCATGGCAGGAAGCAACCGGAGAAAAGCTTACACCTGGATATGAAGCAAAGTTCTATCAAGTGGACGATTGCGTATACATCGTCAATGGTAAGGATGTTCTGGCGTTCTACGACATCGCCAACAATAAGGTGAAGAAGTTTGAAGGTATCGACACGCCAAAAAACCTCAAGGTTACCAATTCTAAGAATCTAGCAACCGGCAGCTATTCCAACTTTTATAAAGTCTCGGCGGTCAATGAGGTTGGCGAAACAATGGCATCAGCTGAGATCTCCGTAAAAACCAACCGTATCCGCAACCAGTGGCGCCAGACAGGCGAAGTTGAGGACTATCTGGAATTAACCTGGGATGCCGTACCAAAAGCCACCCGCTACAACATCTACTACAGCGACATGTCGAATGATGAAACGTATATTGACTCGGTATCGACTAACTCGTATCGAGATTTGGGGCGTACCGCACAAAACGTAGCCGTGGAGGCTCCTGTAGCCGACACCACGTCCGGTCCCGTTCTTCGTGATATCACTGGATCGAGCTACCGTATATTTGGCGTTGGTGTAGACGACAAGGTTTACTGGGGCGGCGTTGGTAAATATATCAGTGCATTCAATGCCTTCTACGGCGGCGGCTGGGTCGAGATAAACAAAGGTACTGGTGAAATACCAATCACCGTCCGCAGTTATCGTGATGGGCGTGGTGAACCAGTAAACGTAGTGTTTATGACAACCGCATCTGGTGAGGGTTCTCAAAACCAGCTTACGCTCACCTCGATGACTGTTGGTAATACATCGTTCATTGTACCGAATATCGCCCGGGTTGTCGGTTCTTACGGTACATACGCCGCCGGCTCAGTTACTGAGGCAGATAACAACCTATTCTTTACCTGCTCCAGAGGCAAAAATACCACTGGCGCTAAACCTGACCTGCTGAACGTATTGAGTACTGAAGAAGTTAGTCTAGCTATTCGCCCAGATTTTGATGGTATCAACCCGCTATATGGCCGCGGGATATCGAGTGTACACTTTGATGGAAAAATATTTGACGCCGTACCAGCCGCCCAATCCAAGGTTAATAATGAAATCTGGATACTGGACTTGCAGCTGAAGGCATGGATACGTCCGTGGACTATTGGTATCAAGAAGCTTATTACCTTTACTCCGAGCGATGGACGCGAGCGATTGATGGGACTTCGCTCAACACCAGACAACAACGGCAAATATCGAATTGTCGAGTTTAGCGAAAAGTACATAACCGATGACGGCGAGCCTTTTGTGTCTACGTTCCGGACAGGACTGCTCCACTTCGATAAGGGACATATGAGCTGGGCAAAAATGAAGAAGACCTACATCGAGCTACTACGCGTGAGCGGATCATTGTCCATTGCGGTGAGCGGCACCGGCAAGAAACGTGTTTTGCACACTCTGAAAGACATTACGGTCTCTAGTGCCATGGTAACGACCGGATTTAACAGCGATAAATTCAACGATTTTGCATTTAACGATACAGAAGGAGGGCACGTAACTTTTAGCGACCCAAGTACTAAAAAATCACTGAAAATAAATAAGGTGGTCAATAACTACCGAGTAGACGGCAGATCGAGCAACGCCTCCTATGGTATAGCCACGATCACATCTGTGGTCATACCAAAGAAAGTGCCAGACCCTGCCAGCTGGAAGAAGTAAATAACTAAAGGAAAAATGAAATGGATAAACTACGAAAAACTTCAAACATACCGCCTACAACATTAAGTGCATCAATTAGCGATACAGATACGACGATTCCGCTATCCTCTACCGTAGGTGCGGAAACCAGTACGTGTATTGATATCGTCATCGATAGAATTGACGCTGCTGGTGAAAAGACTCCTGACAAAATGGAAGTCGTCACGGTCCTGATATCTGGAAACAATGGCACTAACGCTGTTCGAGGGCGTACTGCCCCGGCTATGCCGCACGAGCAAGGTGCTGTGGTTGAATACAACATCTCAACGTCTGTATTGCATAACGATTTGATTGATGGCATGTCGTCAATCTTAACTCTCGAAGGCAAGCCAAAAGAAAAATCCATACCTCTCGATTCTATCAATGGAGGTACCAAGACAGGTGTGCTTATGGTAGGAGAAGAAGGAAAAACTGCACCTGGTAAGCTCACTCCAGAAAACATCAATTTAGCGACGCTCAATAAACTAGGATTCTCTTCCGTAACGGTTAGACCTGATACTGGCAATTATTACAATAGCGGCTCTAACCGTGTTCGGCTCAAAAAAGTAATCAAACAACATGGTAATATTACTGTTGATACAGAAAACAATGAGTTTATAGTCGGCAAAGATATATCTGAAGTTGAAGTATACGCCTCTGTTATGGCAGAGGGGTTGTCGACCTATCTATATCTCCTTGTCCAAATTAAGAGGAAGGGTTCACGAGATTATGAACAACTTGAACAAACCCTAATTGGGCCTTCAAGTGGCTATGGCGGAATCTCTCTCTTTGCATCTATCAGTGTCAACGAGGGCGATAGGGTCTCTGTACTACATGACTGCACTGGTACTATCCGTGGTAATCATTCAGTAGTTAAGGTAAAGTCAGCGTAGGTTACTTAACATAAACATATTTATACTCACACCGCAATCTCCTCAAGGATACGTTCCTACAATTTCGATGTTGCGCAATTTTGTCTGTTTTATTGATAAAATCACGCCTCACAATATATAATACAATCAGTTAGCTACAATGTAGAGACTGCCAATTTGATCTAATGGTGATCAGCGGCAGTCTTTTATTTTGGCAAAGGATAGCAAATGAAAGAAATAGACTTAACAGAATTTGGCGAAATGAAATCAGACGTAAAGCATGTCAAAGAGGCTGTTGACGAGATAAAACGCACGCTTGCCAGCCAAGATAATGTTAGCCGTTCTGAACACCATGAACTAGCCACTCTCGTCTCCGCCATGAAAGAGAGTTACGATAATCGTCTAAATACTCTGGAAGGACAAAATAACGTCAATTCTGCCACGTTCACCGGAAGGCTCGGTAAATGGTTCAATGACGCAATGGTCCAGGAAATCGGTAAGATTATCATCGCAGCAATGTTATTCCACCTTTACAATAGCCAGATAACTACTCAAATACAGAAGACCCAAGACGAGATCAATAAAACTAATCACTACGTCAATTCGCGGCTAGAGGCGGAGGCAAAGAAATGATCACTCTACTAATATCTCTCGCTACAATCTCGCTCATTCTCTACCTGATTTTTCGTAATAACAATGATCAAGGAGGTCAAATATGAAATTAGAAAAGAAAACTACAAGACAGCTGTCAATCGCGGTTGGCTTGCTGTCATTCGGCGCGTTCGTCGTGCAGGGGCTCGGCGACATTTGGGGCTTTGCTGCAGTTGCTAAGCAGCTGACAAGTACGGCGCTGCTGTTTGCCGGCGGTGTTAACGTCTACTTTCTAGGCGTGACAAATCAGAAGAATAACCAGGACAGAAAGGAATCAAAATAATGGAAACTACCAAGTATAACGCGCTAGAAGAATTGCATAATGAACTGAATCGCGGCACACCAGGCGATGAAGTTTCTCTTAGTATCGGTGGCAAAGAGGCGCTGAGAGTCAAGTTTCAAACTGGCGGCACAGCTACTACAGAGCGTAACGGTGTATTTATCGAGGACTTGCTTATTGTAGCTTACGCAAAACTAGCGGGCTACAACCGAGAATTGCCTTGTCGCGAAAACAGTGTAGCCCTTACGAAAATCGAGGAAGCTATCATGTGGCTGGCTAATCGCAAAGCTGAGCGTGAAGCTCGCGGCGTGTATGGCACTGAGGAGAAGTAGCAATGAAGAGAATAGTATCAAAGTTTAAGAATTTTCTCGCCAACCGCCTTGCCGTGATTCTGGTGGCGGCGGTCGTAGTGTTGTCGGCGACATTCGTCATTGTCGGCAAGCAAGCTGAGGACGGTAGTATCACCCTTGACGGTTCAAAAGCCAAGTATTCTAAAGCAACTGAGAAAGCTTTGTGCGAGCTAGCCAAGAAACGTGAGACGGCAATTGCTGGCATTATGGGTCTAGACGTGCCGCAGGATTCCGGTTCGGGCTGTGAAGCACCCGACAAAGAGCTAGCGCAGATGGGTTCTGGTGTGTATTACAAGACCGACCTATCAAGTCCTGCGGCATTTGTGAATGCTATGAACGGCCGCGGGTTTAATGAGGGCTACGGACTACAATGCGTGGCAGGCTTTAAGCAGTTTATGTTTAGCCTGAGCGGTCGTGTCGTGCCGACACGCACTGGTGGCGCGAGCGGCTACGCAAACCAAGTTGGCGAAATCCAAGCGTTAGGCTTTACCTGGCACGCTGGACAGGCTAGCATGAAGGACGGTGACTGGGCGATATTCGGTGGCGGCCAATACGGTCATGTAGCCATGTATTACCAGGGTAAGTTCTTCGGACAGAACCAAGGCTCAGGCAATATCTACGTCGGCAACGCATTCAATCTGATGGACTTAGGCGGCTACCGAAACTCAATCATCGGCTACTACCGGCCTAATATCTGGAATGGCACTGCTAGCGCGCCAGCCGCTCCAGCAGCCAGCTCAAAAACAGTGAATGACCAAGTGGTGGCAGATGTATTGAAAGGTGTGTACGGCAGCGGCAACGACCGCATATTACGACTACAAGCCGCTGGCTACAATCCAGCTGAAGTACAAGCAGCCGTTAATTCACGTGTAGCAGCACAAGCTCCACGAGCAACCGCGCCAGCTTCGACAGGCTACGTTCAGCGAAGCGGTGGCGATTACGTCGTGCGTCGCGGCGACACGCTCGGCGACATTGCATTGAGAAATGGTTGGCACGGTACGAACGGGCTGTTCGGTAATTCTGGCTATACACAGCGGCTGGCTGAGCGAAATGGTATTGCTAACCGCGGGTTGATTTATCCAGGGCAAAAAATACAGCCATAATTGAACTGTTCGGAAATTCCGAACAACTGAACCGCCTCGAAAGCTCGGAGGCGGTTTTTTGATATTTTTTCACAAAATGTTGATTATTCTCGCAATCGTCTGCTATGGTGGTAGTAAGCTAAACCCATTAGTTGAACCTCGCCACCATATTTTGGTGCGGGGTTTTCATTTGTCCCGACACTAAAATAGTAAAAGTTTTGAGGGTAATTAGTGGACGGTAATAAGGATTCTGATCCTCGTGTCAAGACCCTGCGTAAGCGACTTGGCAAAGCATCAGATTTAATAACAAACGACGCGTACCTACCTATGTTTCGAAACCGGCAGATACGCTATCCCAAAGAGTTCGAAGAGAGCCTGATTCAAGCTGCGCGTAAGAAACATCCAGACCGCTGGCTAGCTAAAGTATGGTCGTGCGAAAACATGATAGCCTCTGTGAAGATGCTGGCTAAATACATCGCACGGCGAATAGCTAAACACGCTAAGGAGGTTCATGACGCCAAAGTGGCTAAACAGTTGAAGCGGATAAATCCAGCTGGACTATTGAAGCTAACTGAAATTAAAAAGCAGCGTAAGTCTATAGCTGGTAATTTACTGCTATAGAGCTGGTTGATTCTCTTCTCTAACACGGCGACGACCGTGTGTTTCTTGCTGTCTGACCTCTGTTTTTATATAACAAAATGCTTATATTTTCAAATAATAAGACTTTGTCGCACTGAATCCTAACCGATTCTTGTATTATTTTTTAAGAAAGGTGGGTATTAAGCATGATTTTTATATTTTTTAGCCAATAAACAGCTCTATAAAGAACTATTTTAGTAAATCTTTCATTATAACGATCTTTATAAAGAGACCAGTGGAGTTTTTTATGATGAATAATATTTCAGATTGTTTTAGTGACTTTTTGCGAGACGAAGTCATATTATGCGACAGGAGTAGCAAAACCATAGAGCGTTACCAGTGCTTTTGCAGACTACTGATCAATTTCTTAGGGAACAAACCTATCGATTCCGTATCTCTAGAGGATACCAGAAAATGGCGTGAGATGCTCTACTCATACCAGAAGCCAGATACTGTCAGAGGCTATATAGTTTGCCTCAAGTGTTTTTTCAAATACTGCCAGCGCAAGGGTCGCCAACTATTATTTGACACCGAAGATATTAAAATTCCCAAGCGAGAAAAGCGTATACTAGATATCCCTACCGAAGATGAAGTTGAAGATTTTATTTCCGTCCTAGCCATGAAGCGGCGCGGCTACTGTAATGCCAATAGGCTGCGTAATGTTGCTATTGGCAGACTAATATTCTCATCAGGCATACGCGTTAGTGAGGTATGTTCTCTAAATCGTAATTCAATAAAAAACCGCCAGTTCACTATCGTTGGTAAAAGCCGAGACTCACGAATATGTTTTATTGATTCTCAGACCGAAAAATGCATAGCAGACTACTTAAAGATTCGCACCGACAATAATCCAGCATTATTCATTTCATACCAAACCGAAAAGAGAATGACACCAGGTAATGTCCGTAATGCCTTCGAGGCAGCCTGCGCCCGCTCTGACGGACAATTCGTCGGTGTTAGACCGCATGCCTTGCGCCATAGCTTTGCCACGAAGATGTTAAACAAGCGTGTCGATTTACGCTACATTGGTGACCTTATGGGACATGCCGATCTAAACACTACCAAGGTGTATACGCACTATACCAACCCTCAGCTACGTGCCATTTACGATAGGGCGCACGGCGAAATATAAGAGGTGAATTTATAAAGTAGTCACTGCTTATTGACATAAGCAGCTTTGTTTGCTATACTAAGCTCATGATCGAAAGATAGAACATTACACCACACAGATTTAAGGCTTATAGAAAGCAAAAATCTACTGTTGAAAGCATATTACATGCGGGTTTAGCTCAGTTGTTAGAGCGCTTCCT